TATACTAAAATATTTATTTAAATGGCAAGCAAAAAAATATCCGAATTAATAAGTTCATCATTACCACCATTAAGTGGTACAACTACAGTTGTTTATAGTGGTGTAACACATCAATCATCATTACGAACGTTAAGGCAACAATTAGTTGATAGTGGTTCTCACGTATTTACGGGTAGTCAAACAATTAATGGTGACTTAATTATTAGTGGCACATTAACAGCTCAACAGTATATCTTAAGTTCATCAATATCAAATATCACCACAGAAACAATAAGTGGGTCTTCAAATTTTGGTAATACGTTTGATGATACACATAATTTTACGGGTAGTGTTAATGTGACGGGTAGTGTATATTTAAAAAATTATTTAAATGTAAGTGGTTCAGGAAGTTTTGATACTTTACATGTCGGTATTGGCGACATAGATTTAACAGGTGACGCCAATCAACGTACTACTGTTCAAGTAAACAGTTCGGGTAGTATTAATAATATAGACATATTGGGTAATCATGATTATTATACACAAATAAATTTAAAAAATACAAATTCGGGTCCTTTAGCTAGTGGTGATATTGTTGTAACTGCTGATAACGGTACAGAAGGTGTTCATTATGTTGATTTGGGTATTAATAGTTCCACATATAATGGTGGTGTTGTGGGGTACGCAAATGATGCCTATCTTTTAAATGTAGGTAAAGATTTATATTTGGGAACTATTGGTGGTACAAGTCACCCCGCTAAATTATATTTATTTGCAAATAATGCTTGGAATAATCCTCAAGTTACAGTGCATACCGGTAGTGAGGTAACATTTAACACTAGTTCATTTACCGAAGGATATACATACGAATTTAGTGGTAGTGTAAAAATTGATGGTTCTTTATATGTTAGTGATTTAACCGGTTCATTAGATTATTCAAATTTAATAAATGTACCAACATTAATTTCAGGTTCGTCACAAATATCATATAGTGGTATAACCGATATTCCAAATGGAATTATAAGTGGAAGTGAACAACTACCATCAGGTTTAGTTTCAGGTAGTTCTCAAATATCATACACAGGGATTACTAATACACCAAACAATTTAATATCGGGTTCATCTCAAATTGTTGAATTAGGTTTTGCAATAACCGGTTCAAATACTTTTGTTGGTAACCAAACTATAAGTGGTTCTATAATTTTAGAGAACGGTGCAGTAATAAAGGATAATGTAAATAATTCAGTTTTATTTGGATATCAAGCCGCAGAAACGAATCAAGGAACTCAATCCGTTGCAATTGGTAATGGTGCCGGAAATTACAATCAAAGTCATGGAACGATTGCCATAGGAGCTAGTGCGGGATCAATTACACAGGGATTAAGAGCAGTTGCATTGGGCGCATTGGCAGGTGCAAATACACAAGGTCAAAATGCAATTGCTATTGGAACTCAGGCAGGTGGAACAAATCAAGGAGATTATTCAATAGCGTTAGGATATTGGGCAGGTAGAACTAATCAAGCATCACATAGTATTGTATTTAACGCCACTGGAAATGACCTAGATAACACAATTACAAGTTCATTAGTAATTGCACCAATTAGAAATACAACTGGTGGTGATGGAATATTACAATATGACAACACAACAAAAGAAGTTTCGTATAGTAACGATATAAGTAATTTTGTTGGTAATTTAGCAACAACTGGTTCAAATACTTTTGTTGGTGACCAAACAATTAATGGTTCATTAACAATTGAAAGTGTGAATGAAATATTAACTGTTGATGGTGGATTTACAGGTAATAGAGATTTTGATTACACTTCTGGTTCAATATTTTATTTAACAGGTTTGACAGGAAATGGTACATGGAACATAACTAACGTACCAACAACAAATAATAGAGGAACAACAATGACATTTGTTGTTAATCAAGATTCTACTGCATATAGTGCGTCTGCTTACTCAATAAATTCAAGTGCTGTTACAGTTAAATGGGTAGAATCAACAGTACCAACAGGTAGTGCAAATAAAGTCGACATTATAGGTCTTACCGCGTTTAGAGTAGGTTCGAGTTGGAATGTTGTTGGTTCATTATCTTCTTTCGGTAGTTAAAATTTATGATATCAAGAATTTCATCACATACGGGTTCAAGTGACAGGTTTAGGGGTAGTAAGAAAAGACCAAGACCTACACCTACACCCACACCTACATCAACATATACCCCCACACCTACAATGACACCAACATCAACATCATTGGCAAGTTTATGTGTGGTTAGTGATGGTTTGCAATTATTTTTAGATGCCGGAAATATTAATTCATACGTTGGTACAGGTACAACTTGGAATGATTTAAGTGTTAATGGTAATCATGCAACTTTAATAAATGGTGTTGGATATAATTCAAATAATAGTGGTGCATTAACATTTGATGGTTCAAATGATTATGTGGATGTAAATCAATCTTTATCTTCGGAATCTTTTACATTAAGTGTTTGGTTTAAAAGTAGTAACGTTACGCAATATGGAATGTTAATCTCTAAAGAAGAAACAGGTGGATGGCCGTGGAATTATAGAATATACTTAGCACAATCGACGGGTTATCTTATTGGGGATATTGCGCAAAATGGTGGTAGTAATATATCTATACAATACACAACAAATTTAGCAGACGGACAGTGGCATAATGTATCATTTATTAGAAGTGTAACTGATGATAAAATATATCTTTATGTGGATGGGTCTAAAGTTTCAGAAGTTACGGACACCTTAGTAGGGACAGTCTCTAATTCGCAAGAAGTATGGATAGGTAGAAGCGCATTTACAGGTGGAGGTGCTCGACCAACAGGTTCATATCCATATAACGGTTCTATTAGTTCTGTAATGATTTACAATAGAGATTTATCATCTTCTGAAATTTTACAAAACTACAATTGTCATTTAGGTAGATTTACAACACCAACCCCTACTCCAACACCATCTGTAACGCCAACAAATACAGTTACACCAACAAATACAGTTACACCAACACCATCATCAACATCCTCATTTGTGTCAAGTAATTTAATTTTACATTATGACCCATCCAACTCATCATCATATTCCGGAAGTGGAACGACCATTACGGATTTAAGTGGTAATGGTAGAAACGGAACGATGTCAAATATATCTTTCACATCACCATATTTTACATATAATGGTTCTTCTTCACAAATTTCAATAGCAGATAATGCACTATTAGAACCTGGAAGTGGTGATTGGACTATGGAAGCCTGGGTATATCTTAGCAATAGTAGTGGTGGTAAAGTTATACTAGGTAAGTTCAACAATGGTGGAGGTAGTGACGATGTTTCCTACTCTATGCGAATCAGTGGTGCTAATGTATTTGCCCAAATGGGTGACGGATTAGGTAACTATGTAGATAGTATTAGTCATACATTGATGATTAATAATTGGACTCACATTACTTATGTTTGGAAAAACATAGATTCAAACTCACTAGAAACTTTTATCAATGGAACAAGTATCGGTAGTGTAAGTCATAGTTTAGGTTCATTACTTAATACAACCAATCCACTTTATATCGGTAGTTACAATGGTGGTGAATATAGTCAGTGGATGAATGGTAGAATAGGTATTACTAGATTATATAATAGAGCGTTAACATCATCTGAAGTATTAAGTAACTATAATAACACTATTGAGAAATATGTTCCTTTAACACCGACACCTACCCCAACCTCAACAGTAACACCAACACCGAGTACCACAACAACAATTACACCAACACCAAGTACAACCACGACAATTACACCAACACCTTCACCAACCCCACAATCGGTTTCAGATGTAATCGCATCGTCGTTAACAACATCATTGACAGACTATAATAACGCCTCTGTTGGTGATTTTATAAAGGTGACATTATCTGAATATAATGCAGTTATAAGTGCAACATCATCCACCAAATACATAATGAATGATACTGATTTAACCAGTACAACAACAAATTGGAGTACAAATTATAATATATCCTATAACGATACCACAAATGTTATAGGTTCAATACCGACCAATAATTATATAATTGGTTTTGCTTATGGAGTTAGTCACAGTACAGTATCCACAATTACAACATATTTGAGAGAGGGAACAACGGCAAATGGTGTTCACACTAAAATAGGTTCAAATATTACTTACACCTCAATTACGGGAGTTCAACAATATTATTTCATAAGAAAGGCACCAACCACACCAACATCAAGTAAAACATATATTTCGAATTATATAAGTAATAATGGTACTCGTACAGTACCATCAGGTAAAACCAACTACCCAATTTATTACAGTCAAAATATAGATACCAATACTTGGTCGTTATTCACAGGAGCGTACCCAACACTACAGGTAATTGCTACAACAAATAAACAATGGTAATATTTATAAAATATGGAATTTTTTATTAGACAAGGTGCTACGGACCCTATTTTAAAATTAAGATTAGTTGATGACGGAAAAAATGACAAATCATCTTTTAATGATATGTTAGAAAGTGGTTCAACAATTACATTCGAAATGTTTGATGTAAAAACAAATGAATATGTGATTTTAGATAGTGAATGTCTTGTAACAACCCGTACAAAAAAATTCAATCATACAACAGACGAATATTACATCACACACAGGTTCACAACCGGTCATACTACAAACGTAGGTAGATATGAGGGTAAGATTAATATTACTTTTCCTGACGGAAATTTATTAATTGCACCAATCAAAGAAAAGTTATTTATAAACGTAATTTGATAATTCCGATTATTTTTGTTATTATTGAATAGTATTAAGACTAACTACGGAAAATCCGTAAGCTAATGTGTCACTTTAATTAATAATAACATGTCAGAAATCATTTCTCAGGAAGTTATTGAAAACTTCCTTAATGGTGGTGACCCCGAAAACTATATCGTAGGGGTTGAATACGATTATCCCACCAACACAGTTCAAAAAATTATTCAAGACCCAATTAAGGGTAAAATTGTTAAAACAGATAATCTCATGCCGTTTCTATGGGTTGGTGATTTATCTGAGTTGGATTTTTATGAAAAAAATAAATCCAAGCAAAAAGCAGCAATGAATAAGTATGGTATCATAATTGAAAAATTAGAAACCCATGGTGATGAAAGATTAGAGGCCGGTATGAAGTTTTTAGTGAAGAGTATTAAGAGTTATACCGACTTAATTAATTTTTTCAGAATGGGTGGTATCGACCCTTGGGGTGAAAAAACCAAATCTTATTTCACTATTCTATCACCTGTTGAACAATATCTTGTTCAAACAAAAAAACGATTATTTAAAGGTATTGATGATTACTCTGATGTTTATCGATTTGTATTCGATATTGAGACCACAGGTTTGGACCCTGAAAACTGTCAAATAATTTTGATTGGAGTTAAGGATAACCGTGGTTTACAGAAAACCATACCATGTTTTGGTGATGATGGTGAAAAGAACGCAATTATCGAATTTTTCAATTTAATTAAAGAACTTAAACCAACAATTATTGCTGGTTACAACTCTGCGTTCTTTGATTTTCCTTTTATTTTAAAACGTGCACAAATTTTAGGTGTTAATATTGAATCATTAACACAAATCTTAACTGCACAAGGTATGAAAGAAAAGAAAGGTATATTGAAATTAGCTAATGAAATTGAAGATTATACTCAACATGTTATTTGGGGTTTCAATATTATTGATATAGCACATTCCGTTCGTAGAGCACAAGCTATTAATTCGGAGATTAAATCATGGGGGTTGAAATATATAACAAAATATTTGGAAAAGGAAAAACCAAATCGTGTGTATGTTGAGGGTAATAAAATTTCTCAGATTTATTTGGATAACGATAGTTACTATGTGAATCCAAAAACGGGAGGTTATAAGAAAATAGGTGAACCGGGTACGGAAAATTTATTAACTAAATTCCCTGGTAAATTTGAAATATGGACCGGTAGAAAAATAGTTGAGCAATATCTTGACGATGACCTTTATGAGACAATGATTGTCGATGACTCATTCTCTCAATCTACATTTTTACTTTCAAAGTTGGTACCAACAACTTATGAACGTATTGCCACAATGGGTACCGCAACATTATGGAAGATTATCATGTTGGCTTGGTCATATGAAAACAATTTAGCTATTCCAGCAAAACAAGAAAGACGAGGTATTACTGGTGGATTATCAAGATTATTAAGTGTTGGTTATTCAAAGAATATTGTTAAGTTTGACTACGCATCACTTTATCCATCAATTCAATTAGTTTATGATGTATTTCCAAAATGTGATGTTATGGGTGTACAAAAATCGATGTTAAAGTATTTCCGTAACATTCGTATTAAGTACAAACGATTAGCCGGTGAATTAAAAGATAGTGACCCCGTAGCAGCTGAAATGTATGACCGTAAACAATTACCTATTAAGATTTTTATTAACGCATACTTCGGTTCATTATCTGCACCACAAGTATTTCCTTGGGGTGATATGGATATGGGTGAAATGATTACATGTACCGGTCGTCAATGTTTACGTATGATGATTATGTTCTACATGAAAAAAGGATATAAACCATTGGTAATGGATACGGACGGTGTGAACTTTGAAACACCAAAGGATGTAGATTCTCACATTTATATTGGTAAGGGTAATAATGAATTAGTTGAGGCGGGAAAAGAATATAAAGGTATCGAAGCAGATACTGCCGAATTCAATGATATTTTTATGAGGAATGAAATGGGATTGGACGTGGATTATGTCTCACCAGTAACTATTAACATTTCTCGTAAGAACTATATTATCAAACTGATTAAAAAAGGTAAAGAGAAAATAAAATTAACAGGTAATACCATTAAATCAAAGAAGTTACCAACGTATATTGTGGAATTTTTGGATGAGGGTTTAAAACACCTATTGAATGGTGATGGTCATGAATTCCTTGAACTTTATTATGAATATGTTGATAAGATATTCAACAAACAAATTCCTTTGTCAAAAATTGCAAATAAAGCACGTGTTAAACAAACGGTAGAGGATTATAAAAAATACGTGAAGAAAACCACCAAATCGGGTTCTTTGATGTCAAGACAGGCACATATGGAATTAATCATGATGAATGATTATCCTGCCGGTCTTGGTGACACAATTTATTATGTCAATAATGGTGATAAGAAAACTTCAGGTGATGTACAAAAATTAGCAAAGCCAACAAAGAAACAACAGGAAGAATATTTCAATAAATTCGGAACACAAATTCCCGAAAATTATATTGAAATTAACTGTTATATGATTGATGAAAAAGAAATCACCGCAAACCCTGATATGTTGGGTGATTATAATGTTCTTCGTTATTTGAATACATTTAACAAAAGAATTGAACCATTATTATGTGTTTTCAAACCTGAAATACGGGAGGATATTCTTATAGAAGACCCTAAAGACAGGCAATACTTTACAAAATTACAATGTGAACTTGTTAATGGTTATCCTTTAAAAGAAACAGGTCAAGACAATTTTGATGAAGTTATGACTTTATCTGAAATGGAAGTGAAGTTTTGGAATAAGATGAACAGAGACCCATTCTATATGTATGTTGAAGACAGTATAAATGAAGTTGACCAATATTGGGTTGATTTAAATAGAGAGGTGGTTAGAAATAACGCAAAGAGTACTGAGAGCAATGAAGATGAAATTATCATTGAACAAACAGATAATGAATTTGCGTTATATACTATTGAAGATTAAATCGGAACTATTGGCGAAATAATAGGTCTAAACTTCAACGATTTATTTAAGTTCTCCGCTTCGGTAGCTTTTCTTTCAAGAATCTTTTCGGGGCGGAGTCTTTCTAATCGTTGTGTTAATTCCTCCAATAATTTAAGTTTTTCATCTTTACCCTCAGTAAGTAATGATGTGTAATCTAATTTTAATTCAGAATCAGGTACTTTAAGGTCACCACTAAATTTACCCCAAATACGACCCAAACCTTCTTTTGAATAAGCAATAAGATATTTTCTAACCCAGTTTTGTGCCGGTTTATTTAATTTTACCCATGTTAAAGTTTCAGTTTCAACATCTGAAGGTAATTTTATAATATCTTTATTTTGTTCTAAACACTCATCTCTTGTTCTTGTATCAGTTTCATAATACCAATACCATACTTGATAATAATTTGACGCTATAGAACCAAAATCAAATCTACCACCCGGTACATTATACAAGTGAACTAATTTAGTTCCCTCAGGTCCCGCAGTAATTCTGTATGTTAAATCTCCACCAATTAAACGGTTTTTGATATTTCTATCTTGCATTCTTAATAACAAATCAAATGCCGGCATCATAAAATATGAACCCGCCGAACCAATTTGATGATAACCACCAATACCACCAAAACCAACACCACCTAAACCACCAAATCCACCAATGAATGGGTCGATAATTGAATCTGTTAATTCTGCTCTTGTAAACCATAACAACTCATTAATTTCACGACCTGCTGGAATCACATATGTTTGTGTACCACCTGTCAGTGTAATAAAATCTTTCTTTAAAACATGAGGTCCATTGGCTTGTAAACCAACAATTTTTGAATATGAATATGTAAATTGTGTTTCGTAATCTAAACTTCTTGTTGTGAAAGCTCTTGCTAAAGATGCGGTGTCAACATCCACACCGGCTAAAGATGACCATTGTGATTCAATTAACCAATCAGAAACATATTGTTCATATTCTGAAATGGATAATTCCAAAAACGTATCCATCTGTTCTTCAGTTAATTCAATACCTCTTACGGGCATCCCTAACAAATGAAAGACCTGAGTATATAACTTTTCTTTTTCTTCTTGTGTTATGATTTGTGTTGCCATAATTTGTTTTATTTATATAAATAGTTTATATTTCGGTTATGAATATAAACCAAAGGTTAAAAGAGTTAAAAATTGACCCTTTAATGAAAACTTCACTCACCGAGGAGTTATCGATTATATTTTCAAGAAGAAGTAATATTAAGTTTTACATATCTGATAAAATAAAAAAAATTTTAAAAGATGTTTATAATCCGATTGGTATGTGGTTACAAAATCCCAAATCGGAACTAGAAGATTATGGTGTTGTGATTGATGGTGTTTGGTCATCATTAAATCAAAGTGATACAAACTATTCGGGACATTCATTAATTTTTAATAGATGTAATAAGTATTTGGTCAATTTATATAGAGAAAAAGGTATTGAGGAGATAGTAATTGATGGTGAGGTTTTTTCTTACAAAAATTTAATAATTTTCAACATCAATGATACTGAAAAAGAAATATTACAAAAAATAGACAGTATTTTTAAAATAATTAATTTTAAAAAGAATGATATATTTTTTTATGAAAAACCTTTCTGTAAGGTTCTAATGGAATTATATGATAAAACAATGTCATTGGGTGATGAAGCCCAAAAATTCTATGTGGATAGAATACATAACTTTTTTGATGATTTAGTTGATGTTGTTTCTTCAAGTGGTAGAGGTGATTATAATGATAGAAAAGAAGGTGTAGATGTTTGGAAAACACATACGGATAGAAAAACAACTGACCAAATAAAAGGTACTTGTAAAATAATTGAAATTAGTGATGGTTTTTTAATTAATTCAAGTATTAGTCAGAATTCAAGATGTGATTATTACGTTTTTGTTTGTGTTAATGAATCCATCCATATATTTGAGAATAATATTAAAAAAATAAAAATAACAAATGATGGTGTAATTTTTCCAAAAGAATTACTCTACAAAAAAGAAATATATAATGTATAGTATATTAAGTGAAATTGTTAAATTTTGTGGTACCAAAAATATCGAAATGAACATAACATTAAATGGTGAAAATAATTTTTCATCACTCGATTTAAATAATAATGATTATACATTGTGTATTAATCAAAATACCGGTGATGAAAAAATTAATGAATTTTTAAATAACGAACTATCGAATTTAAAGAATAGCTTTAATTAAATCTTTACTGAAAGATTCTGAATATTCACCATCCCCCATAACTTGGTCAATAATATTCTTTTTCTTTTGTAAAATGTTATAGATAATTTTCTCAATAGTGTTTTCGAATATAGGATAATAAACGAGAACACTATTTTTTTGTCCATAACGATAAGCTCTATCTTCACCTTGTGAGTGGTCTGCCGGTACAAATGACAAGTCGTTCATAATAACAACTTCGGCTGCTGTTAATGTAATACCAACACCCGCGGCTTTAATATTTCCAATGAATACTTTTATTTTATCATCATTTTGAAATTTGTCAACAGAGTCTTGTCTTTTATCTTTACTCATACGACCGTCCAATGTTACAGAATTCTTTTTGTATTTCTCATGTAACATATCCAATGTCATTGTAAAATTTGTTAGTACTATTACCTTTTTACCTTGTTCAAGACAACGGTCAATTAATTCACAAGTGTATGGAATTTTTTCATAGGAAATTAGTTGTCTGATTTTCATTAAACGATTAAGAGTAACTGTAATGGTGTCTTCTTCTTTTTTCTCATTACTGATTCTCATAAAATCTTCCAATTCTTCATCATACATTTTGGAATTAAGTTCGACAAATATAGGTGTAACTATTTTTTCAGGTAAATCTAAGATATCAGTTTTCATTCTACGAAGTACCACATTTTTTGTTAGTTCTCTTAATTCATCCAAATTACTTGCACCACTTGTATTCCATACTTTTCTATTTCCCACTCTAAATTGAAACCCTTTACAATATCTTTTTACATATGTCTGCCAATTTAAGGTTAATGGTGAATCGACAATTTTTAAAAGATTAAAGTAATTGATTGGTCTGGAAGTCATCGGTGTACCCGTTAATAACCAAACTTTTGGTATTTTATCCAACACATCGTTTAGAAGTCTTGTTCTTTGTGCCGTATTGTTTGAAATATAGTGAGCTTCGTCTACGATTGCCAACTCAAAGCCGGCATTAACCAACAGTTTATAATCATCACTATCTTCGCTGTTATCTGTTGAATGGTAATTTTTAATAATGTCATAATTAATAATATAAAAATCAAAGGTTGAACCCCATTTACGACCCTCGACAATTAAAACTCTTTTGTCTGAGTAGTTTTTTATTTCCCTGTCCCAATTTATTTTTAAAGACGCTGGACAAACAATAAGTACTTTCTTTGCCCCTGTTTCTAATGCCGCAATTACCGCTGAAGTTGTTTTACCAAGTCCCATATCATCAGCCAATATAAATTTGTCATTTGCTAATAATTTCTCAATGGCAATCTTTTGATGGTCCATTGGGGGTCTTTGATTGTACTTCGAATAATCAATCTCGTAATTTAATTTTTTTTCTTGTTGAACAACTGCGGCTTTAGGTAACCAAAAAGAATGTAATTTCTCATTTTCGGTTATTTTTCCCCATATATGAAAGGCTTTATCTGATTCACATAATAATTTTTCACACCAAATATTTTCAGGTATGGATGGTAATAGTTTTTCATCGGCAATTTTTTCACCAAAATTACTAACTATGTTGATGTATTTTTTAGCAACCTTAGGTTTTACATCTTTATATTTTATAACATATTCGGATTGTGGTCTTGTTAATTTAAAATTTTTAACATCTAAAAACTTTTGTTTGTATTCTAACAATTGGTTGTTTGAACCCTCATATGATAAAAGAATATTTCTCGCTTCAATTTCAGGAATATTTTTCTCCATAATAAAATATAAATAAATAGAACGTAAAACTGAACTATTTATATGGATATGGAGAGTAAATTACCTATCACAAGATTATCTAAATTTTTGTCTCATGACGATTTTGATTTAAATGTTCAATTGGGTCAAGAGTATCTACATGGGGATTTGAATATGAAATTGGTTTTATATCGTGTAGACAAGTCAAAAACAAGTGTTGATGCTGTTTACGGTGAAGTAAATAAAGACCAAATAAAATATTTTCCACCGGTGGAATTTAACGCATTAGTTCAAATTGCCGGTCCTGAAAATAAAACCTACAAAAATGGTTTAATCAGATATAATGAACCGGGTAATTTGACTTTATCTGTGTATATAAAACATTTAGAGGAATTAAAAATTGATGTTTCTTATGGTGATTTTATAGGTTATCCTGAAACTGAAGAACGAATAAGATTTTACACCGTTGTTAATGATGGTAGAGTAACATCAGATAATAAACACAGTATGTTTGGTTACAGACCATTCTATAGAACAATATTGTGTGCACCTGTTCAAGAAACAGAATTTAGAGGAATTTAATATGGGAGTACCTAAAAGAAAAACAAATATTAGTGTATACGGGGATTTATCGGGTAAACCGGGTGAGGGTGTTTTAGCTAAAAGACAAGAACTTTTGGATAGAATCACTAAATCAGATACAAATTTACCTGACGCAGTTTTACACGATGATTTGGACATGGGTATGTTAGAATTCATTAAAAAGAATTTTGTAATAATATCCAATGGTGACGCGATACCTGTTATTCCTAAAATTTTAACAATACAAAGGTGGGCGGAATTTGAAAATACGTGGGAATTTACAGATGAAGACCAAAATATTAAATTACCTTTTATTGCTGTAATTAGACAACCCGATGTTCAACCGGGAAGTAATCCTATAGTACAAAGAAATATACCCGATAGAAGACCGGTATTTTATGCATCAGTCCCTACATGGAATGGACAACAAATGGGTGCCGATATTTACAAAATACCTCAACCTGTTGCGATAGATATAACTTATGAGGTTACCATTGTTTGTACCGCATTTAGAGAACTTAACAAATTTAATCAAAAGGTAATGCAAAAGTTTGCTTCTCGTCAAGCATACACAACTGTTAAAGGTCATTATATACCGATTGTTTTAGACACCATATCCGATAATACACCTATGGAAACTTTGGATGGTCGTAGATTTTACATTCAAAACTACAAATTCACAATGTTGGGTTTCTTAATTGACCCTGAAGAATTTGAAGTTAAACCGGCAATCAGTAGATTATTTTTACTAAATGAATTTGCAAAAGAAGGTGCACCTAAGAAAAAATATCTTAGTAAAACTATTGATATCACGGTTGCAACTTTTCCGGGTGATGGTTTACAAACACAATTCAGTGTCGGTGAAAGTATAGGTATTCTATTTAACGTGTCAGTAAATGGTCTCCTACAAGAAAGAGATGTTGATTATTTTCATGTTGCATATACCTCAAAAATAACTTTTGTCGACCCACCATCTGATGGTAGTGTTGTTACTATATCTTACTATAAGGGAAGGAATAATGTTATCATTGATAATACCGGTAAAATATTACAAGTATCTACTGAATATTTTACATATGATGGTTCTACTTTAATTTTTACTTTAGATAACGCAATAAATAGTATTGTATCTGTTGATATAAACGGTTTGAAGGAGGAAGAGGGTTCAGGTTATGATGTTAGTGGCACAAAGACAATTACTTTACTTGGTGCTCCGTTTAATGGTTCAGTAATTGGTGTTACATATTTGTACTAACTCTCACCATAAATGTCTTTTTTTTTGGGTTTACAATATTCTTCAATAAATTTTTCCAAAACTTTATAAATTTTTAATCCATTCTTATCACAGTGTGATTTTAACATCTCATGATGTTTTTCACTGATTTTAACATTTTTTGTTCTATTTTCCATGTGTTAGGATAATTAATTATTCTTTAAGATAAATAAATATCTTTTAAAAAATTTTCCTTTAATCTTTCGTAAAAACAAAGATATTTATAAGAAAACTAATAAAAATATTAACCAAACATTAATCAATGGCAAATTCAAATAGAGTATTCGTATCTCCAGGTGTTTACACATCGGAGAAAGATTTAACTTTCGTAGCTCAAAGTGTTGGTGTAACGACATTGGGATTAGTTGGTGAGACATTAAAAGGTCCGGCTTTTGAACCGATTTTAATATCTGACTTCGACGAGTTCCAAACTTATTTTGGTGGTACATCTCCTGAAAAAGACGGAGTAGGAAACCCAAAATACGAATTACCTTACGTAGCTAAATCTTATTTACAAGAATCAAATCAACTTTTCGTAACGAGAGTATTAGGTTTAACAGGATATCTTCCTGTAAAAACTTATGGTATTAAAACAATCGGTGGTGTAACTGTAACTGATTTGGTGTCACCAACATCAACAGGTGTTACTATGTCTGCAACTACCTCAACAATTACAGGTTCAACAATATACGCTGAATTATCAGGAAAGACATCTACTCAAGATTCTACACAATCAGTGACTGAATATATTGTCGAAACATTTAGTGGATATACAGGTGCTGACCATGGTAAGTGGTTCTCAATCGGTTATTTAACTACAGGTGCAACGACAGGTGTGACAACAAGTTTAGAGCAAACTTCACCGGCAGACTTAAAAAATAATACAGATTGGTATAATGTTTATTATACTAAGACAGGTGCAACTATGGACACTATTGATGGTGTTTATTCGTACTTGTTTGTATGGAATTCAGGAACAACAACATTTGATGTAACAAGATATAAATTCGACGCCGAATTAAATACGGATTACCACAATATTACAGTTGCGGCTTTACGTTCAAGAGGTTCATATAGTGGTCAAACTTTGGGGTTAGAGGTTACTGCAAATACAGGAGTAACATTATCTACAACAGATGCTGAAACAGACCCGTTAGCTGAATTTACATTAAATGTTACAGGTTCCACTTCAGGTGTTAAATCATTTACTTGTTCATTAAGTTCTACTTCATCAAAATATATCACTAAAGTATTAGGTACTAAAGTTTATGATAAAGGTAGAGCGGATTTTCCTTTATATGTTCACGAAGTATATCCTAGCTTATTAAAAACAGCCTACGAAAAAGGTTACATTATAGGTTTGAGTACTTCATTGGCATATGAGGATGAAGGAACATCATATAGAACACAATGGGACACACCGGCATCGCCGATGGTGGTTTCTGAAGTTCGTGGTGGTAGTGTAGACGAATTATTCCAAGTTATCACAATTTCAGATGGTGAGGCGGCAAATACACAAGTTAAAATTACAATTCAAAATATTGACATCGATTCTGGTGATTTTGATTTAATAGTTCGTGATTTTAATGATACAGATGAAAATCAAGTCGTGTTGGAGAAATTCTCAAGATGTAATATGAATTCGGCTTCATCAGGATATGTTGGTAGAAAAATCGGTACATCAGATGGTGAATACGAATTACGTTCAAAATATATTATGTTAAGTATGGCTGATAGTCATCCTGATAACGCGTTTCCAGCTGGTTTCAAAGGTTTCACTTCTAACACAAGTTTCTCAGGAACAACTTTGGGTAGTGCATTATTCAAGACCAAATACTATGTAGCTGGTGATGTTACAGGTTATGAAGCCGATGGTACAGCAATTACATCAAGTGGTGACAAGGTGAAAAAGGTATCTTTAGGTTTATCATCACAATTTGGTTTTGATAGTGACTTATTGAAATTTAAAGGTACAGCGGCAGCTGGTGTAACATACGGTTTCCACTTGTCAAGTCAAGCGGCAACAATTACAGGTTCAACTCCTTCAGGATACGCTTATCAAGCATCACCTTATGATTTGGAAGGTACTGATAAAGGTTTATTGTCAAACATCAATTACCGTAAATTCACTTTCGCTGTGAATGGTGGATATGATGGTTGGGATATATACAGAAACGTAAGAACTTATGGTGACGATTACGTTTTCAATAAGTCAATATATACATCAGGAAATACTGCTAACGGTGGTGTGTTTAGTACAACCGCTGGTAACTCTGATTACTATGCTTATTTAGATGGTATTAATACATTTGCAAACCCTGAAGCTGTTGATATTAACTTATTCGCAACGCCGGGTATTAACTTTGAAACACATAGTTCATTAGTTAATCAAGCAATTGATATAATTGAGAATGAAAGAGCAGACTCACTTTACATTATTAACTCACCAAACATTACAGGTACAACAGGTGCCGACCAAATAGTTGATTCATTGGACGCTGTTTCAATCGATTCTAACTACTCTGCAACTTATTGGCCATGGATTCAGGTAAGAGACACAGATAACGCAACTCAACTATACATTCCACCAACAGGTGAAGTATTGAAGAATATTGCATTAACTGATAATGTGGCTTATCCTTGGTTTGCTCCGGCGGGTTATACAAGAGGTTTAGTAAATGCAATCAAAGCAACTAAAAAATTAACTAATGATGAGAGAGATACTCTATACAAAAACAGAATCAATCCTATCGCAACATTTGCAGATACAGGTACGATTATTTGGGGTAACAAAACATTACAAGTTAAAGAATCTGCACTTGACAGAATTAACGTAAGAAGATTATTGTTAAGAGCAAGAAAATTAATTTCAGCGGTTGCGGTAAGATTATTGTTCGAACAAAACGATGAGCAAGTAAGACAAGAATTCTTAAGATTGGTTAACCCAATTCTTGAATCAATTAAGAAAGAAAGAGGTTTAACAGAATTTAAAGTAACAGTATCAAATGACCCAGAGGATATTGATGCAAATACTTTAAGAGGTAAGATTTATATCAAGCCAACTCGTTCTCTTGAATTCATTGATTTGGAATTCATCATTACTCCTACAGGAGCATCTTTTGAGAACATTTAATATTGATACAACAAAAAAAAATGGAGATACAAAGTATCTCCTTTTTTTGTGCCCCAGTATACTGGTACCAGTATTACTAGTATTTATTTATATTAGCTTTAATATTATTAATTATTTAATTAAATAAACTAGATATATTAAATAATAATTTATACTGGAACTAGTTATACTGGGTGTTGTAAAAAACTAACGAATTTTTTTCACAAAGTCAAATAAAAATTTGAAAAAACTCAACTTTTTTTAAAAGTGTATATTTATTAATAAAATAAAGAAAACAAAACTAACAAATACAGATGGCAGATTTATTAATGAAAATGCCGGTTCCGTTTGAACCGAAAAGAACTAATCGATTTATTCTTCGTTTTCCTGCGACTATGGGAATTAACGAATGGTATGTTACTTCAACAAAGAGACCTTCAGCTAAAATTACTCCAGTTGAAATTCCTTTTTTAAATACTTCAACTTATGTAGCTGGAAGATTTACTTGGGATGAAATGACAGTTACATTTAAAGACCCAATTGGACCTTCAGCTTCACAAGCATTAATGGAATGGTTCCGTTTACATGCAGAATCTGTAACAGGTCGTATGGGTTATGCTGCTGGATATAAGAAAGACATTGAATTAGAGATGTTAGACCCAACAGGTGTTGTTGTTGAAAAATGGCGTATTGAGGGTGCATTCTTAACTTCTGTAGATTTTGGTACTTTAGATTATTCTCAAGATTCTATTGCAACAATCACAACAGGATTGAGAATGGATAGATGTATTCAAATATTTTAATATATTAAAACCGGTGTCCTATTTAGTAAATCTGTCTAATAGATTGCCGGTTTTTTTATGCACTCTATTTACATTATATAAAAAATTATTTAAATTAATGTTATGGAAGAATACAGAATAGACCCGTCAATTTCATATGACGTAGTACAATTACCAAGTCAAGGGTTATATTACCCAAACAAGAAGAAGTCAGTTAGGGTATCCTATCTAACTGCTTCAGATGAAAATATTTTATCATCACCAAGTTTAATAGCAAGTAACGGAACGACTGATGAGTTATTACGTAGAAAAGTCCTTGATAAAGATATTTCTGTGGATGATTTAGTTGATGAAGATAGAATGGCTATTTTAATTTTCTTAAGAAACACCGCATTCGGTTCAGATTATACAATTACCGCATATGATTCAAAAACACAAAAAGAATTTGAATATGTTTGTGATATATCGTCATTAAAAATTAAAGATTTCACATTGGAGGCTGATAGTAATGGTGAATATTCGTATTTTATGCCTGTTTGTAAGAAAAATGTTACTTTTACCTTTTTAACAAGAAAACAACTTGATGATATTAATGCAATTAAAAATAGTTGGAATGGTCAAGGTGTTGCACCAATTATTACTAAACAATTAGAATTCATGATTAAATCAGTGGAAGGTAGCAGAGACCTTTTAATGATTAAAAACTTTACAGAAAATCTCCCAATAAAAGATTCACAAGACTTTAGAAAGTTTGTAGAAAATAATAAACCCGGACTGGATTTAGTCCAAAATGTAACTACCCCGTCAGGAGACACAATCCAAATCGAAATTGGATTCGGGGTTGAATTTTTTCGCCCTTTCTACGGAATATAAGAAAAATCAACTTCAGGAAATATTATTTTTGGTTAAGAAAGGATTCACATATGGTGATATACTAAGTATGCCTGTATATGTTAGAAGATTTTATATTGAGTATATAATTGAAATGGAAACTGAAAAATAAAATCTAATCTATTTATATGTTATGGCAACAGTAGAAACCCTAAAATCAATTATAGACAACGCTAAAAATAGAGAAGAAGCTATTAAGAATTTCAATGCGAATGTTCTGAGTGGAAATAAATTGAATCAAGATGAATTTTATAAAAGATTAAGTTCAAAATTTCCAGTAAGTGGTTCAAGCAGCACTACCGCCGGAACAGCAGAAAGTTCTGGACCGTCAACTGGCGTGTTCGAAAAATTGGAAAAAGGTCTTACTATGGGAAATGACGTGATAAAGGCTTTAGCGGGGGGAATACAATCACTTTATAAATCTCAAATAACTGACAAAACTTATTTAAATCAGGATTTTGATAAACTTAATACAATATTTGAATCCATAGTAAAAAATGGTATTAATCCATTTAAAAATGGTGTTGAGTTTGTGAAGATTGCGGGTAGTGAAATTCTTAAACAATTACAAGCTGAGACCGATGCACGATACACCATTAATAGGGAAACTACATTAACAGGAAAATTATCGGAAGCGTTAATAGAAGATTTACAAGACGCAAGTAGAGAAGCTATTAGATTTGGTTATACGTTAGAGAATATTACTGAGTTATATACTACATTAGTTACCAATTCAGGTAAATTGGCGTTAATTAACAAACAAACAGTAGATGAAATATCACCGGTAGCTGCGGCATTAAATATGAGATTATCAGAATTTGCAGCTACGGCTACAGATTTTGAGAAAGTAGGTATTGGTTTAGATGGTACCACAAAATTTCTTGATGCGTTAACACCTAAAACATTATCTTTAGGATTAAGTTCGGCAAAAGTTGCAAAAGATTTAAAAGATAATATCGGAACATTAAATCAATATGGATTTAAAAATGGAGTTGAAGGTTTAACCAGAATGGTACAAAAATCCTTAGAATTTAGAATGTCGATGAGTTCAGTTGCTAGTATAGCGGAAAAAGTTTTTTCTCCTGAAAGTGCAATAGATTTGGCGGCTAATTTACAAGTTTTGGGTGGAGCAATTGGTGCGTTTAATGACCCATTAAAATTAACTTATATGGCTACAAATGATATGGAAGGATTACAAGATGCACTTATAGGTGCTGCGGGTTCTTTAGCGAGTTATAATGATGAACAGAAAAGATTTGAAGTCACAGGTGTTAATTTAAGAAGAGCAAAAGAAATGGCGGGACTTTTAAACATTGACTTAAAAGAACTTAATAATATTGCAATAGCATCTGCGGAAAGAACTCAAGCATCTGCTGCAATGTTTGCACAAGGTATAAATGTTGATGAAAAAGATAGAGAATTCTTAACCAATTTATCAAGAATGAAAGATGGAAAAATGGTTATTGAAATTCCTGAAGGTATAGCTAAAAAATTAAATCGACCTACTGAAATTGCGTTAGATGAATTCAATCAGACCATTGCTGACCAATTATTGGAAAATAGAGATGAATTTAAAGACATGAATACCAAAGACATAGCAATGAAACAATTAACTGAAACAGAACAAATGTCAAGAGATATGAGTGTTTTAGTATCATATGCCACTTTGGAATATGCAAGAAAATTAAAAGGAGGTGCCGGTGAAGTATATCAGCAAGCGGAAATGGATAATATCATTTCAAAATTAAAAGAAAGAGCGGTAGAATTTAGAGGTACAGGTACCGCACAAGAACAAAAAGAACAAGGTTCCGATTTTGTGAAAAAAATTGTAGAACCAATTAAAACTGGTGCGTTTATTGAAGATATTAAAAACTCATGGAAAAGTTTAAGTACGGGAGAACAAAGGACATCACAAGTTATAGAGAAAAAAGTAACATATAGACATGAATTTTATGCGGATAATGTGTTAGATAAAATAAGAACACAATCAATTCAAAATAGTGCTATGGGTGTTGCATTTAACGATGAAGACCCTGATGATATGAGACAATACGAAAAAGCATCAAAAGCTGAGAGAATGTACATATCATAAAATCAATTACCCTCTATTTATTATAAAACATTAATAAATGCCAAGTTATTTAGATTTTGAGTCAAGTAGAGCGGGAAACGGATTAATTGGTCCAATCAGAACCGGTTTCAGAGATTATGTTTTATCAAAAACATTGAGAGTACCAAATGGACCACAAACATTTACCAAAACAGACTATAGATTTGCAACATTAAGTGAATTCCCTAACACGGACCAAGGAGATGTTGTAAAAAATGATGCATTCAATCGAGATGACCAATTAGTAAAGACGGCAGGACTTAATAGATTTAAAGACAGTGAATATTATGTTGTTGAAGATTTACGTAATGTAATATTAAACAATGGATTAAAATTATATCCATATTTTCCAACGAATGTACCGAACTATAATCTAATCGGTATTATGGGTTCAACCGGTTATGAAACAGAATCTGAATTATTCAAATTTGCTGCGGATTATATTAAGAATGATACAAATGGACCTGTATATCAAAGAATTAAACAAAATAGTGAAAGATTAACAACAGGTCGTTTAAGATTATTAGATGCGTTAAATGGTAATACAAATACCGCAATTAATTTACTTACGGGTAGAGAATCGTTAATTGAATTGAATAATTCAATTACGGTGTCAAAAACATTACCCGGTAAGGCAATTGATTTTTTAGAAAATAGTGTTGGTGTAGAGATTCCGTTTTCACAAATACCTGGTGATTATCTTACCAATCCATATAGACCAAATCAGAATACAAGACCACAAGCATCCACAGAGGTTGGGAAACTTCTTCAAGATGTTACAGGTGTATTGGGTTCGATGATTGGTATTGAAAGAAGACCGACTGAAACAAGAAAACCATCTGACCTTTTAATAGAATATATGGGTCAGGGACAAAAACAAAGATTATTTGAGGCGTTAAGTTTTTCAAAATATGCACCAAATTATACAACCACGGCTCGTTCACAAAATACATCAAAGATTTTTAATTATGTTGAACAAGCGGCACAAGGTATAAAAGATTTTCTTGGTATGGAAGCACCTGCCGGTGTTGCATATATCGGTGATGATAGAGGTAATGATGTAAAATATGCTGTAAATGATTTTAACGATAGACCTGTAAGAAGTAGTTATTATTTATCATTACTATTTGATTCGGTGGCTGCAGAATTATTCCACAAACCAAGTACTATGTTGTATGGTGGTTTTGTTGGTGGTCAATTAACTTGGACAAGTAAGAATTCAAAAAATAATTTAGGTGCAAATAACACAGAATACTCAAGTCAAGAACAGTCGAAATTAGAGAATTCACTATCTACGAACTATCAATTTAGAGAAGACTCGTTATTAGGATATACACAACAAATATTGGATTCGATGCCATCAGATGCTGGTGCCGCTCGTTCACATGTTGCTAATGTAATTGACCAAACAAGTAGAATGTTTATGGACGGTGATATAAAAATATCAAGAGGTTCGGCAATAAAATATACAAGCAAATACTCAAGTGACGAAGCGGGTGTTGAATATTGTAGAGTATGGACAAAAGATAGACCATACTTAAATTACAGTGACACCATGAAAAGAACAAGTAACATTCGAAAGTTCGATTCAAGTGTTTTAGGTGGACCAAGTAGAGTTTGGAATTTGAATATTGCACCAATATCAAATGGTAGAGGTTCATCAGAAGAAGACGAATTTAGAGGTTCAACAAATATTTCATCAGGTTATCCATTTGGTGGTGGATTTTATGCTAAGAAATATATGTTTTCAATAGAAAATTTAGCATGGAAAACATCAGATATTGAAGGATTTAGAGTTATAGATTTACCCGTAGCAGAAAGAGGACCAAATGGTGGTAGAGTAATGTGGTTTCCACCATATGATTTAAAAGTAAGTGAACAAAATAGTGCAAGATGGGAAGAAAATAGTTTTTTAGGTAGACCCGAACCAATATACACATATCAAAACACATCAAGAACCGGTCAAGTAAGTTTTAAAGTTGTAGTCGACCATCCAAGTGTTGTTAATTTATTGGTTAGTGATTTTTTCAAAAACATGTCTGATGAAGAAGCTGACAATTATATTATGTCTGTTTTTAGTGGGTGTGAAGAATTGGATTTCTACGAATTAATAAATAGGTATAGTTTCTTAAAACCTGAAGATATTAAAACAGTACAAGATTACTTAAATAATAAAACAGTTGATAGTAATACCATAAGAAGTATTAAATATACTGCGAATGTTCCTGTTACAGAAACACCGGTAGAAACTACTCCAAATAATACAGATAATTCAGATGAACCAATTAGTCTTGACTTAAAATTATTTTTTGCTAATGACTTTCCTAAATTAATTAAGGGACAAGAATTAATTAGTAAACAACCGTATAAAGATTTATATAATGTATATAAAACAAAAGAAAACGGGTTCATGAGTGACCTTAGTCAAGATTTAACAGATATACTTACAGGTAGTTTAAGTGGAAAGGCAGGGGAAAACGATAGAAAAGTTGTATTAGGTAATCCAAATCCATTATCAGGTTTATCAGGGGCACAATTAACAACAACAAGAAATCAAATTATATCAGTTCAAACAGGTAAAACAGCTTATGGTTTTAATACCATGAATACAGGATACACTGCATTTGATACACAAATAACATCATTAAAGACTGATGTAAAAGAAGGTAAAGTTAATGAGGTTATTTTAACATTAATAACCGCAGCATCTGAAGTTGGTGACGAAAAGAGAAATTTTTATTTAGGAATTAGACGAGCACATAGTATCTATAGAGATTTTATAGATAAGTTTAGTAATGGTGTTTCAGTACCCACTGAAAAATTATGGTTTGATAAAAAAGTATTGGAAGAATTTGTGGGGCCGGGAATGACAACTCCAATAGAACAAGAATTTGACTTTAAACAATTTGGATACGAAACAAGTGGTGTTTTAAAGGTTAGAGTAAAAACAAATGGTGAAAATTCGGTAATATCAAATATCACAAACAGTGGTGAAAATTTAAATTGTAATCAACAGATTACAACCAAGAGAGGATTAAAAGTTACCGCACCTATCGCGTTTTTCTGTAGACAAGGTTCTGTTAAATTAGAATACACAAAAATAGGTAAGAAACAAGATGAATCTGAAACTGTAAATCCTGACGATATACCGGGAGGAACTACGGACACTAACGAACCAATAGGAACAATCTATGTCGATAGAACCGTACAAGGACGTAAACCTAAACCAAAAATTAATATGATGCAAAAAATCATTATGAAGATTTTATCTGAATCATATTATTTCAAAAAATTAGAGGAGACTGATCCATTTGTTTTTAATTCATTAAGAGAAAAGTTAAGATATTTTCATCCTGGTTTTCACTCAACAACCCCTGAAGGTTTAAATAGTAGATTAACATTCTTATTACAATGTGTTAGACCTGGTGATACTATACCAATTAAAGGATATAATAGTGCGGGTGATGTCACTGCAAGAAATACCTCATTTGGACCGCCGCCTGTATGTGTATTAAGAATTGGTGATTTTTATCATTCAAAAGTGGTTATTAGAGATGTTAATATAACTTTTGATGAGAATGTTTGGGATTTAAATCCTGAAGGTATCGGTGTTCAACCAATGATTGCTACTGTTAGTTTACAAGTTGCGTTTATTGGAGGACAAGGATTAGAGGCACCCGTAGAAAGATTACAGAACGCCTTAAGTTCTAACTTTTACGGTAACACTGAAATGTATGACGAAAGGGCGAAAATAACTTCAACGATTAATGGAAAAAAAGTAGAAGATTTTACAAAAGAGTTCTTGGAAGATTTAATCAAACCATACACGACACAAAAAGACCCGAAAAATGACTCAAGTAAAAGTTTTTCTGTATCTGAAGGTACATATATTGGAAGTAAGTTTAACGATAATATAAGTTACACCGATTTAATGGATGGTGATAGTGGTATCTTCAAAAAAATTGAAAATTATCATAATTCATATAAAGTTGCAGTAAACGAAATCCTTAAAAAATATGGTGAAAAAATTGCTAGTCTTTTCTTTTCATCAACTTACAGAACAGTAAAAGATTTATCAATAGAGGGAGGAACAATTAGTTCGGTGGAATTATTGGGACAATACCCAATAAATAAAGATTTGTCATATTTTAGTAATATATTTAAAAGTGCTATATTATCGGCAATTTCATCAAACAATTGTACTGAATTAATGGAACTTGATAATGCGTTCCCTGATAAATTAATATCAAATTCAGAAAACGTTTTAAAACCGTATTTAAATGATTTAGTTACAAAAACGGTAGATTCTTTTGTGGATATTAAATCAATAAAAGATGTAGAAACATCAAGAAATGAATTGATTGGTATTGTTGATAAATTTAATTATTTGGTACAATATCAACACGATGCAAAAATAAGTGGTGTAACTTTCACCGCAACTCAATTAACGGGATTTGTTGATGAAGATTTTTACAATCAATATAAGATAGGTATAGAGTTTTTAGATAAAATAAACTCTGAGTTTGTTTCTACTTTAGATACATCAATAAATTTTAGTAGTACTTCAATGAATGACTCTACTTTAAGTGAAATTTTATCTATATTCTTAAAAGATGTCAAGTGGAGTGATTTTTCTTCAATTTATAGTGACCCCGTATTCACTGAATATAAGGAAAAAATGAATAAAAAATATTCTCAATTTATAGATATTAATTTAAAAGAAAAAAAGTTCAAGGACAGAAAATACCCAAAAAGAAAAAATACGATGCCTTTAGAATATATTGCGGGTGCTGATAGTGACATAACTGATGGAGTAGAAAAAGATGTATTATTTAAAATAAATGGTTCGTTTAATAAACTATCTAACACTTTAAACTTCTATAAACCATGAGTAGACAATATTATGATAGGTACCAAGATTTTGTAAGTGAAGGAAATTTTAGAATGGTACCGGGAATTGAAATACCTATAAAAAGTACCGACAAATATTTACAATTCAAGAGAGGGAAAGATAGATTGGATAAAATTTCACAAGAATATTATAACTCACCTCTATTTGGATGGTTAATACTTCAAGCTAATCCACTTTTAGGTAGTGTAGAATTTGAAATACCTGACAATTCTTTCATAAGAATACCTTTTCCACTTAACACTTCTTTACAAGACTATAAAAGAGGTATTGAATTGTATGTAACATATTATGGCGAAAAATAATTTAAATAAAACCCAAGACATTTATGTAAAGGTCGACCAAAATAATTTATTATATGTCGACCCAAATAGTGTCATATCCGATGGGGAGGTTTTGATGCGTAATATTGAACAAGAAAATTTAGTTATTTACGTTAATCTTGAAGCCGATTTAGTACCAAGAACAAATTTAATTGTTGATAAGGAAAAAAATACAACAACATTAACAATTGCGGAGGGAACTTTAAACTTTTTAAAAAAACAAGGAGGTGGTGATTATGATACCACATGGACTGATTCATTTATTGAAACAAATCAGATAGTTAATACAGATGAATCGTCTTTATATAAAAGTGACGCTTCGGCACAATCATTCGGTATTGAGAGTATAAACATCAATGTTAAAGGTGGTAATTTTATTCCTCAAATAAACATTAATTTTATTGATGTAAGAGGTAAAACTTTATTTGAATCACCCGAAAATTCACCATATAAAGCGTTTTTTCATTTACCATGGCCAATATTTTATTTAACTGTTAAAGGACATTATGGTAAAGCGATAAGATACAGACTACACTTAACTAAATTTACATCAAGATTTAATGGTAATAACGGTAATTTTGAAATCAACACAACATTTGTTGGTTCAACGTATGCGTATTTAGCCGACATACCAATTAATGGTATATTGAATGCACCTTATATGTATTCTTCAGAGAAAACATCGACAGGAAGATTTAATCCAAATACCGGTAGATATGAAAAAACAATTTCTAAATCATCAAAAGGATTTACCACACTTAAATCTGTATATGAGGAATATGTTCGTAAAGGTTATTTACCAAATTCTTTTCTTGAAAAACCAAGAACATTAAGAGAGATTATTACTATTGCAAAATCATTAGACCGAATATTGGAAAGAGAAATATTTGACCAATCGGTGGACATGAGAATTTTTTCAGGTATTAAAGAATTTGAAAAAACAATAAGTGAATTTAAAAAATACGTAAATGAGTGGGGTCAAAGAAATTTAAGTAGTACTACTTTTACAAAGAATAATATAAGTTATCGTTATTTGGCCGCATCGAAAGGAAATAATTTAGAACTTGTAGAAAATCCGAAAAAAAATGGTACACTTGAACAATTATTAGTAAATGGTGTAACCTTATTAAAGAAAAATAAATTATATACTGAAGATTTAAAAAAGAAAACCGGAGGTGCTGATTTTAAAAAATTGGCGATATCGGTAAATAATTCAATAAAATCCATAAACCAATATTATGAAGATACTAATGGTAAGTATGGTATTGCTATTGATAAAATTTTAGATGACATAGATATCATTTCTAATTCATTAAATGTACAAAAACAAAAGGTACAAGATAGTGTAGAGAAAAAAATGAATGATATCTTTTTGGATAAAGAAAAAGGTTTAGGATTCATTCCAACCATAAAGAATATTTTTGCAATTATCTGTGCTAACGCTGACACATATATTAGATTATTGAAAGATGTCCATATTAAATCATTTGATTCGGGTGTTGAACGTGCATTGAGAATAGGTAAATTAGGTGATGAAGCACCGGGTGACCAAATTTTCCCTTGGCCACAAGTAAAAAGATTAGGTAAAAACAAACAAAAAGTTTTAGCTTATCCGGGTCATAAAGATTTAGTTAAAGTATTAAATTCCAACAATCCTGTGTTGTGGCCTGAAATAGAGTTTTTAGAAAACTTCTATGGTGTTGCAACAAAAAGAATTGATTCATTATCTGATAAAGAAGGAGGTGTACAAAACATAAGTTTTGTTTTTCAAAATGATGAAGAATATGTGGACACACCAAAACAGTCTACACTATTTTCATTAATGAACTTCCAACCGTATCTTAATAAATCGATTGCGTCTATACTATATGAAATTTATGAGAGAGCAAGATATATAACATATTTTGATTCTTTCGGTTCGACTTTATTAAATAATCAAACTGATGCCATAAATGAATTGGCACAAAATGAATTTGAAATAATCTCAAACTTATTAAAAGAAGATACGGATTTATTAGATATACTTAAAACTATTTCTACACCGGATTTATTGGTAAATAAGATGATTTCAGTATCACCTTATGAAAGATATCCATATTTCAGAGATGAGTTACCTACGGTTGATTACATTAAAACATTAGTTAATAAACCATATAAAATAGAGGAATATTTTAATGCACCTAATAATCCTGATAGAGATGATAAGTTTCAAAAATTAAAAAATAATTTAAAGAACTATAAACTTGAACCATATCGTTTAAACATATATCCATTTAATTCAACCAAATATCTTTCTTATATTGATAAAACATCATACGATTCAAGTAATTTTAATTTAGGTGATATTTTAGAAGTAAAAACTGAAGAAGGATTAATAAGTTCTAGTATCCTTAAGATGAAAGACTATGTTAAACCCGGTTTTGAGGATAATTTATTCTTTCACAAATTATATATTGGTTCAGGTGTTACAAGAGAATATATTTTAAACACACCATATTTTCACAATCAATTGTATACTGATTTCCAAAAAAGTAAATCGTTTGGAAAATATGCGGGTAGTGCTTACTTATTTTTAAATTCGTTACCTTTTAAAGAACTTTCAGATTATGTGACAGGTACAACTAGAATGTCATCAATGTTCAAAGAGGTTAGTGCATCACATGTTATACCTTATCATTTAATTTGTAAGTGGGGTTCAATTTATCACAGATACAAAACTTATTTATATGATGGTTATGATATCTTGACGGGTATGACAACATCAAATGAGGACACAACAACAAAAAGTTTGGATGTGTCACAATACTACGATGTATCGGGTAATACAAGTCAAATATTTTTGGCATATGATAAAAAATCAACATTCTCAAGACCGGTAACGTTAAGTAACAATACGGATATAGGTTTATACCCTTATTATCAAACAGTATTTCATAGAATATTGACCGGTAATGATTTGTTTGACCCTAATGACCAAATTACATACAATACCAATTCTTCTTCAGGAAAAATAAATTTAAGAGCAAGAAATTTTGGTGGTAAAAATTATTGGACAGGATTCGTAAACGAATCAGGATACACATCAACAAATACTAACTACACAATATTACCATCTGATGGTTCGAATATAGATATTAACTTCCAAAGTCCAAGCCATGATGATTCATTACAAAGTAATTTCAGAATCATATGGGACGACGTTGTGTTAGACAGAACATATGAAGGTATTAAATTCCCAAATTATGGTGAATATAATGTATCGTATGAAACAGGTAGAACAAGAGATAATCAATATCGTATAGAAAACGAATATCAAAAGATATATGATTTAATTGCGGTGTTTAGTCCGAATATTCTTAATGATTTTGAAAACATCTTTTTAGATTTCGCAACAGATAAAGTTGGTGAATCAGAACCATTTAAAAAATTTACATTATCCTTACAAGATAATTTCATAACAATTTTAAAAAATATTGTTACAGTAAAACATACTGACAGTGACCCAAGCGATATAAATCTATTAATCAATAAGATTAAAAGTACACAGTCAGAAAATTTAAGAACAATAACAAAAGATATTTTAAATCCTGTAAATGGTATAAAATTAACGATGGGTAACCCAAAGGAAATTGACCCATATATTTGGGTTGGGTTTACCAACGTTGATAATGAAAGTTCATTTCAAACAGGTCAATATTTTGAGTCACAATATGTTGACAACCAAAATTTATTAAAGTTGTATGTGGGTGAAGAACCGGTGACAGATGTTTATAAAGACTTCTTTAAATTTAACAACATAGAATTAAGTGAAGAAAACATTTTAAATTTCAGACCATTAGTACATATTTGGGGTGGTTACTTAAAAGCCGGTGGAACAAAAACAAATGAAGCATTTAAAAAATACATACAAGATAATTTTTTTGTTTCATCAGGTACAATAACTAATCAATCTGCAGTTACAAGAAAAAGTTATTTTTTAACCACATTATTAAGTAAGTTTCCTTCATTACAAGGACCAAGTCAAAGACAAACAATTACTTTGGACCATGGGTATAATGAAGAACCAATAAAACTTGAATTGTATAATTTCTTTAAATCATTTAATGATAAATGGATTGCCGGTAATTCTATTGGACAAAAATTATTAATTGAAGAGTTCTTATTTTTGGATAAACGTAATATTGACATCGGTAATAGTGCGTTTTTATCAATGGACAAATTAATTTCATTAGAAGACCCAAAAAATGACAAACAAAGTATGTATGGTGTAATCTCCATGTTAATTGCCGGTACGGGATTTGATATGAGAGCATTGCCTGCATATGTTAACTTTTATGGATTAAGTGGTTCATCGTCAAAAGTAATTCCATCTAAAAAAGTTGCCAATAATTTATTTGGAACATTTTTGGAGGTTGACTATGAAGAATCTTCACCAAAAATCATATTACAATATGTTGGTCACACATCCAAACATCTTGACTTAAAGGACATTAATAAAAATGGTTTTCTGTTTAATAACGATACATTCAATATGGCAGATTCTACACATCCTTTAATAATAACAAGTCCTATTGAATTCCAAAATTCAGACTTCAAAAATTCAAATAGAGTTGTAGCGTTTGATGTGAACATTGGGGACCAAAATCAAAGTATATTTAAAGGAGTTTCATTATCACAAGATAGTATTAAAAATACAACCGAATCATTTATTGTGATGGAACAATTAGGTAGAAGTGAAGCCGGTTCGGCAACATCACAAATTGATGTGAGTTTATTTGACATATATAGACAGGCATCATATACTTGTGAAGTAACTTGTATGGGTAACGCGATGATTCAACCTACAATGTTTTTTTATCTGAAAAACGTTCCAATGTTTAGAGGGTCTTATTGGATTACACAAGTGTCACATTCAATAAGAAATAATAATATGGAAACTACATTCACCGGTGTAAGAATGTCGAGAAACGCACTTCCTGACCCACAAGATTCTTTTACCGCTAGTTTCAGAGCACTATTTGAAAGAATTACTGATAAAGCAATTGCAAGACAAAAAGAAGAAGATTTAAGATTAAGTGGTAAAACACAAAATGAAACAACCATATCAACAGAAACAGGAAATTATACTATTGACATGGGTTCAAAAGATAAAGAAATTGCCGGTGAACAAATAATTAATCTTTCTCAAATAAATGAATTTGGTATAAGATATAACGGTTTCAATGGTGAAAAATATATTCAATTAGTAAGTAATTCTAACGGACCAATAGATAAAAGATATTTAAGAGCTGTTGCCACTATAATGGGAGGTAAAACTTATGGTTTGGAATTAAATACAGTTATGACTATTCCGAATATAACAAAAGAAATAAATATTAATTCAGGTGATAGCACAAGGGAATCAAAAATTTTATGGAGTGATATTGTAAATTCCAAAAATTACTTCTACGCTGTAAACTATGACTTAGGTAACATGGTATTCGTACCACAAGGAGATAAAATTCTTAAAGCCAAAACAACATTCTACAATCCTAAAGATTTAAAAACCACAGTTACAATAGATGGATATACTAATTCGGACACAGTTACACCACAAAATATTAAAGGTGGTATACATAAAGGACCGAATGTAAATGGTTATGGTATTGCGTTATCCAAAGAATTGGCAAAAAAATTAAATATAAACGATGGTGATGTTGTTTATTTTACAGTTGAATAATGAATATTAAAGAAAGTTTGATATTTATAATAAAAAAATACTATGAATAATTCAAATTTTAACAACGCGGTAGACCAATTCTTAAGTCCAAAGCAGACGAAAAGAACATCTCAAGATGGTATGGAAAGAGAAGAATGTGATTTAATGACAGGTGAATGCTATACCATAAGAGAAAGAGATGGTATTGTAGAAAGATTAAATAAAAAATATATTACCAATGATGGTAGACAATTATTAGCAGATTAAGACATGAGTTTAGAACAAAAATTACAAGAGGAACTTAATCGTTATAAAGCGATTAATAAGTATGGTAAAAAAATGATTATGGAACAAGAGGCACCGGCAGCACCGGCACCTGAACTTCCTGCGGGTGATGTTGCACCTGACCCAAGTGCTGGATTAGATATACCGGCACCTGAAGCTGAAGCACCGGCACCTGGTATGGTTGAACCATCAGCAGACTCAACTGAAGAAATTGATATAACTGATTTGGTTAATATGACCAAAAGTTTAAAAAATGATGTTGAGGATTCAAAAAATCAACATGGTGATGTATTATCAAAGATGGACGATATGTTTTCTAAATTGGATTCATTGGCATCACAAATCGGTTTGATGGATAGTATGATTGCGAAAATCGATGAATTGGGTGCTAAAGTTGAAGAAATGAAACCTGAGACACCACAAGAGAAATTAGAGATGCGTTCTTTAGATTCATATCCATTTAATGAAACACCAAAAGGTTTCTTTTCTCACAAACAAGAGGAGATGAGAGCCACTGGTAAAAATGAATATGTTTTAACTAAAGATGAAGTTGATAATTATAATGTAGATACATTAAAAAATACATTTAACACAGAACCTAATAAATACAATGCAACTACATACTAATGTAAATTTTCTTTTAGGTCTTCATGCACAACTAAAAGTGTTTCATTGGCAAACAAAAGGTTTCTCAAGACACGAAGGTTTTGCAAAAGTAAGAGAAGAACTTGAAGGATTAATGGATGAATATATTGAACAAGCAATGGGTCAATATGGTAGATTTAAATTAGATGACGAATCAAGTAAAATTGAATTAGTTAATATTACTGATGTAAAACCCGAAGAAATGATTGAAACAGTTTGTCAGGCATTTGTTCAGTGGACAGATAACATCGATGAGAAAGACACTAATTTATTAAATCTCCGAGATGAAATGCTTGGATTGTTCCAAAAATTAAAATATCTATTGACACTAAGTAAATAAAAGGTGAGTAATTCTCACCTTTTTTATTTAACAATTTCTTAACACAAAAAATTGTATTTTTTAAAGTACCATACATAATTATTGTTGAATTAAAAAACAACAATGAGGAAAATATTTTTATTATTAATTTACTTATTTTCATACCAAACATTCTCACAAACTTTATCAGGTAAAACAAAATCAAACAAAGAAGATTTAATTGGGGTTACAATTTGGTTAACAAACACAGATACGAACAAAAAAATAGGAATAACATCTGATATTAATTCAGAATATCATTTTCCTAATATCGGAAAAGGACACTATTCAATAAAGGCTTCGTTTGTTGGATATAAAGAATACAATAAAACCATACAAATTGATGATACTACACGTTTTGACATTCTAATGGAAGAGGACACAAAGGTATTAGAAGAAGTTGTGGTAAAACAAATATCAAAAAAAGAAACATCAACTGCACTTATCAATACATTGAAATCTTCTTATATAGTTGCTGATGGTTTATCAATTGAATCCATTAAGAAAACACCCGATAGAACTGTTGGTGATGCACTTAAAAGAGTTAGTGGAGTATCAATACAAAACGATAAGTTTGTTTTAGTTAGAGGTTTAGCTGATAGATACAACTCGGCTCTACTAAACAAATCAATCTTACCATCAACCGAACCCGATAGAAGAGCGTTTTCATTTGATATTATACCCACATCACTTATAGATAATATAATCATCAACAAAGGTGCATCGCCAAATTTACCTGGTGATTTTGCGGGAGGTTTGATTCAAATAACAACAAAAGAAGTATCGGGAGATTTCTTCAATATATCATTGGGAGGAAGTTGGGGTTCACTATCAACTGTACAGGACTTTAGGTTGGTAAACCCAATTCAATTCCCATCATCATTTCCATCAACAAATGGGTATCGAATTGCGGGATTAGGTGATAGAAGAGCGTACACTAAACTAATAGGTTCTCCTCAATCCGAAGAGTTTTCTTCCATTCCAAACTTAAATGGTAATTTGGCGTTTGGTGTTGTAAGAAACAAATGGAACATATTATTTAGCTCAACCGCAAGAAATACTTATTCCGCTAATACAACTGAAAGAATAGATTATCAATCATCAACTGAATTGGCATACAATTATAAAGACTTAAATTATTCAAATGTACAATCATTAAACGGATTACTTAATATAGTTTATTTGGGAGAGAATCGTTATAGTTGGAAAACACTTGCCAATTACCAAAATGAAAAATCATTTTTAAGTAGAGTTGGTGAGAATTATGATAATGTACAGTATGTGGATAGTAAATCATCTAACTCAATTCAGAAATTAGTATTCAATACACAATTTGAAGGTAAATTTAAGACATTTGATTTTAATGTGGGGTATAATCTTATGTTAAGAGACCAGCCTGATTATAGAGTAACACCTTACATATCATCTCTATATACATCAACCCCTTACTCAATAGCATGGAGAGATACATATCGTTTTTGGAGTGTAATGGATGAAAACTCATTCAATGGAGGATTGAACAAGTCTATAGGAGATATTCGATTAGGGGTGGGTTATTTGAAGAAATTAAGAAACTTCAAAGCAAGAATATTCAGATACGAATCTAATGATTTATTAAACGAAATTACAAACAATACTGATAGATACACGGCCGATTTTGATTTGGCAAATGGATATGTTATGTATGAAAAAGAAATTAATAAATTAAAAATTAACACTGGTTTTAGAACGGAATATAATTTATTCAAAGTTCAAACATCCGATTTTAGTGGACAAAAGATTTCGGTAAATAGAGAGTATTTAGATTTATTACCATCATTAAACACCACATATTCAACATCTCAAAAAACAAAAGTCAGATTATCAATAAGTAAAACATTGGCTAGACCGGAGTTTAGAGAGGTTGCTAATTTCGCTTATTATGATTTTGTTAGAAATGCTCAATTATTAGGTAACCCCAACTTACAAAAAACTGATATATTCAATTCAGATATAAAGTTTGAGTTATATCCAAAATCAGGTGAAAATATATCAATTGGTTTCTTTGGTAAAAAATTCTTTAAGCCAATTGAGCAAGTCGTGGCTGATGGTTCGGTTCCATCTAATTTATTATTGACATATAAAAATCCAAATGAGGCATTGGTATATGGAGTTGAAATTGAACTTCGTAAAAAATTAAATGATTGGTTAGATTTATATTCAAACACATCATTCATCAATTCGGAAGTCAATATAAACGGAGTTAAAAGACAATTGCAAGGACAATCAAACTATGTAATAAATGGTGGTTTGAACTTACATAAAAACAATAATATATTAAACTTATCATATAATAGAGTTGGAGATAGAATATCGGCGGTAGGATTTCAAGGGTATCCTGATATATTTGAAAATTCACGTGATGTGGTTGATATTGTTATTCTCCATAAAATTAAAAAGGGAGAAATTAAATTATCGGTGTCTGATATATTCAGACAACCATCCGAATATTACCAAAAACCAAATAGAACATTAATAAAAACGAATAACGAAACAACAGTTTCATTAACATTAAATTATAACCTATGAAAAAATTATTAGTATTATTTGCGAGTTTAACAATCTTTGGGTGTTCTAAAGATTTAGGTGGAGAAATTACACCGATTAATGTACCAACATCCACAACATTATCTGGTACAATAAACACAACCACAACTCTTACTGCGGATAAAGAGTGGGTATTAAAAGGATATGTGTATGTATCGGATGGTGCTAAATTAATCATTCAACCAGGTACAGTCATTAAATCTGATATTGCAGAAAAGGGAGCATTGTGTATTGAAAGAGGTGCACAAATTATCGCAGAAGGAACAGAATTAAAACCAATTGTATTCACATCAGGTAGAGCAGTTGGTGAAAAGGTGCCCGGTGATTGGGGCGGTATCGTAATATTAGGTAGGGCAACTACTAATAGAACCGCCGAACCAACAATTGAAGGTGGTGTTGGAAGACCCTATGGAGGTACAAATGATTTAGATAATAGTGGTATCTTAAAATATGTTCGTATTGAATATGCTGGTATTGCTGCAATGCCAAACTCTGAAATCAATGCATTAACATTAGGAGGGGTTGGTAGTGGAACAATTATTGAGAATGTTCAAACCATCTACGCTAACGATGACGCATTTGAATTTTTTGGTGGAACAGTGTCACCTAAAAACTTATATGCATATGCCACTGCGGATGATGATTTTGATTTTGATTTTGGATATAGAGGAACTATTGAAAACGGAGTTGCAAAAAGAGACCCACAATTCGTGGATAATGGTGACGCCGGAAACGGTATCGAATGTGATAATGATGGTACAGGTTCAACGGCACAACCTTTTACACATCCTAAACTAAATGGTATGATTTTAATTGGACCATTTGATGCGACCGCGTTAGCTAATCATAATTTAGGTATAAGATGGAGACGTGCAACTCAATTTACAATAACTAACTCCAAGATATTAGGTTATCAAAAAGGTGGTTTTAGTATGGAAAGTAATGAAACTGCACTATCATATAAAGATGGTGTATCTAAATTTCAAAACAATGAAGTTCAGTCATATGACCAAACATTAAACTTTATATCAAAAGCCACTACAATCATTACATCGGCAGATGTAAAAACAAAAGCATTAAGTGAAGGTAATGTTGAAAAATCATATACAAAGACAGAAATGGAAACTCTTTCTAAACCAACTTGGACTAATGGTTGGACAAAGTTCCCAACAAAAGGTAATTAAAAAATGGTTTTTTAATCCTTTACTTTTGGTGATTTACTAGTTATATTAATATTACTATGAAACATATCTTTTAACTTTTGAAAATATATTTGAACCGGATTTTGTAATCCGGTTTTTTTTTCTTATACTTTATTAAACATTTAAATTTTAACTTTTAACAATTATGTCAACATTTGATGCAGTTTTAGCTCAATACGAGAAAAACAAACAAACCGCAAGCGGTAACGGAAACAAGGTTTCACAAGAAGACCGTATGAACAAGTACTTCACAACTGTACTCCCAAAGGGTTCACGAGGTGAAGAAAGACGTATTCGTATATTACCTACAAAAGATGGTTCATCACCATTTGTGGAGGTAATGTTTCACGAAATTCAAGTCGATGGAAAATGGGTAAAACTTTATGACCCGGCACAAGAAGGAAAACGTTCTCCACTTAATGAGATTAAAGAAGAATTATTATTAACGGGTGTTGAATCTGATAAGGAATTAGCTCGTCAATATCGTTCTCGTAAGTTTTATATCGTTAAAATCATTGACCGAGATAATGAACATCACGGTGTTAAGTTTTGGAGATTTAAACACAATGCGAAAGGTGACGGTATTTTAGACAAAATCATTCCAATCTTTAGAAACAAAGGTGACGTTACAGATACTCAAAAAGGTCGTGACTTAATCTTATCATTGGCATTAACCAAAGCTGGTACAGGTAAAGAATATACGGTTATTAATTCTGTAATTCCTGAAGATATGGGTCCATTACATACTGACCAATCTACAGCCGACTCATGGGTAAATGATGAATTAGTTTGGTCTGATGTTTACTCTAAAAAGGGAGAAGATTATCTTGAGATGGTTGCAAGAGGTGAAGTACCTCGTTGGGATTCTAACTTAGGTAAATGGGTATCCAATACATCAAACGAAGATAATTTTGGTTCAAAACCACAAACACCTTCAGTTCCGTCGACACCAATTGTTGACCCTCAAATTGATGAGGAACCAGATGAAGAGCTTCCATTCTAATTAAACAACCACATCCTCAAGGACGTAATGTCTTTGGGGATGTTTTATAAAATTTATCATATATGGCAATTAAAAAACAAGATTTTTCAAGTATTATTAACAAGTATTCAAGTAAGACTACTTACAAAGCCGATAGATTTTTGGATTTGGGAGACGCTTTCTTAGATGCGACAGGTATACCGGGTCCAGCGGTTGGACATATTAATATGTTTTTAGGACACTCGGATACAGGAAAAACAACGGCATTACTTGGTGCAGCTGCTGATGGTATTAAAAAGGGGATGTTACCCGTTTTTATTATCACAGAACAGAAATTTGATTTTGAACATGCAAGTATCATGGGTATTCCCGTTCAACAATCTGTTGACGAATCGACTGGTGAAGTAACATATCAAGGAGATTATATATTTAAAAATGATTTTGAATATATTGAACAAATTACAGACTTTATCAATGAATTATTAGACGCACAAGAAAAAGACCAAATTCCTTACGATTTATTATTCTTATGGGATTCGGTAGGTTCTGTACCATGTAAAATGACTTTTGAGGGTAAAGGTGGTAAACAACACAATGCATCTACTTTAGCAGATAAAATTGGTATGGGTATCAATCAACGTATTTCGGGTTCAAGACGTTCTGATAAAAAATACACGAACACATTGATTATTGTAAATCAACCATGGGTTGAATTACCAGATAATCCTTTTGGTCAACCAAAAATTAAGGCTAAGGGTGGTGAATCAATTTATCTAAACTCTACTTTGGTATTTTTATTTGGTAATCAGAAAAATGCCGGTACAAATAAGATACCAATTACCAAAAACAAGAGAAGTATATCGGTTGCCACACGAAGCAAGATTTCAGTTTTGAAAAACCACGTAAATGGTATTGCTTTTGCTGATGGTAAAATCATGGTAACTCCACACGGATTCATGAAAGCAAAAGATTCAACAGAAGAGAAAAAATCGAGAGAAGATTACGTAAAGAATAATCTTGATTATATCAGTATGTTGTTTGGAGAAAAAGTAACCGCAATCGATGATTTAAAATTCGAAGAGGTTCCTGAAGACGAAGACGAATAGTATTTCACCTATAAATTTAACCACATGTCCGTTTTACTTGTTGACGGAGACAACTTACTAACTATCGGTTTTTACGGATGTAAAAACTACTTCTATAAGGGTAATCATATTGGTGGAATATATCATTTCATCAATACCCTTAAGAGGTCATTCGAAATATACAATTTAGACAAAATAGTTGTTTTTTGGGATGGTAAGGAAGGTTCCAACACACGAAGAAAAGTTTATCATCTCTATAAGGAAAATAGAAAAAGTAGACTTCGTAGTGAAGAAGAATTAAATTCATACAATTATCAGAGAGAAAGAGTCAAGCAATATCTTGAAGAACTATATGTTAGACAAGGTGAGTTTGATTACTGTGAAACTGATGATTGTATTGCTTACTACTCTCAAAATTCACCAAATGAAAACAAAATCATTTTTTCATCTGATGGAGACCTAACTCAATTGGTTAGTGAGAATACACAAATCTATAATCCGTCACATCACAAATTATATAGTGCCAAAGAAATCATCAAATATCAACACGAAGATATATTGATTGAAAACGTAAAAATAGCAAAGATATTATGTGGAGACGCATCTGATAACATCTATGGTATCAAAAACATGGGTATTAAGAGATTAATATCTTTATTTCCTGAAGTCCAAACAAAACAAGTTACTCTTAATGATATTATTCAAAAAAGTAACGAACTTTTTGAAATGGACAAAAATAACAAACTAATAAATAATTTATTAACCGGTGTCACAAAATTAGGTGTTTTTGGCTCTGAATTTTTTGAAATTAACGAAAAAATCGTTAACTTAGATAAACCTCTATTAACTGAAGAAGCCGAAGAAAACATTAGATTACTAATAAGTGATAATCTTGACCCTGAAGGTCGGTCATACAAAAATATGTTAAGACTAATGAAAGAAGATGGATTACAAAACGTGTTACCAAAATCTGATGATGCGTTTGTAAAATTTATAAATCCATTTCTTCGGTTAACAAGAAAAGAAAAAAATAAAAGAACAATAAAAGTAAATAAAAACTATGAGTAACCAACAAGATTTAACGAAATTTGAATTTCTATTGACATTAGAGAAAAACATCGTATGTCAACGTTTTTTTAACGTCCCAAATTATAACCCAAAAGCAAGACGTTCTTTGGATTTATATTACTATGTGAAAAATATTTGTGAGGATATTTCACAAGATTTGAAAATAAAAAGTTCTGATTATCTGTGTGAAAATCAAAACTTTTTTCTATCTTCGGACTATGTGGATGAAATATCTGACAAGGACAAAGAAAGCTTTTTGCTACAAATTAAGTTCGGCGACGAAGTATTTATTGAAAGGATATTTCCGGCACATTACTTTCACCCGAAGGTAAGATATACTGTAGATATTCGTCCGAGACTTAAGAAGATTTTGGGTAATCTAACTGATATTCTTTCTTCAAGAGATTTGGAAACAACATATTTGAATTACCAACTTTAATTATTAACTTTAACACATGGAAGAAAGAAATTTTGGATATCTAGGCTTTTCCTTTCAACAATCGTTGATTAAGGCGATTATTGAGGACAAAAAGTTTGGGGAAACAATTATTGACGTATTAGAAACTAAATTTTTTGACAACAACTCTTTTCGCTACATCATTGAAAACCTAAAAGAATTATTTGTTGATTACAACAAAATCCCAACGTATGAGACGTTATCACAAAAAATTATGAACGAAAGTTCAAATCGTGATAATAACAGAATTCATCTTGATACGTTAGAACAGATTAAGAATATCGATACCGATACATCCTTTGTTAAGGATACCGCTCTTAATTTTTGTAAACAACAGAATTTAAAAAAGGAATTAAAGTTAGTAACAAACATTATTGAGAACGGTAATTTTGAAGAGTACAATAAGATTGAACAAATTATTCAGAAAGCACTCCAAGTGGGTATTGAAGGTGATGATGCTACTGACGTTTTTCATGATATTGACTCGGCATTAGAAAAGGATTACCGTCGAACAATTCCAACAGGTATTTCGGGTTTAGATAACCTTTTAAAAGGTGGTATTGGTATTGGTGAACTTGGAATTATTTTAGCACCAACCGGTACAGGTAAAACAACTATCTTGACTAAGATTGGTAATACAGCATTCAATCATGATATGAATGTGTTACAAATATTCTTTGAAGATAATCCCGGTGCCATCAAAAGAAAACACTATACAATTTGGACAGGTATTGAACCGGATGAACAACCACAATATGCTGATGAGGTAAAAGAAAAAGTAATGGAAGCAGAAACACGTTCAAAAGGTAAATTAAAGTTATTGAAATTCCCAAGTGATAGTGTAACTGTTTCTGACATCAAAAATAAAATTCGTAAGTACGCTTCTGAAGGATTTAAAATTGATTTACTAATCATCGACTATGTTGATTGTATCAGTAACGATAAATCAACAAATGGTGAAGAATGGAAAGGTGAAGGTTCGGTCATGAGACATTTAGAATCGATGACAACTGAATTTGATATCGCTATTTGGACCGCCACACAAGGTAGCCGTGATTCCATTTCATCAGAAGTGGTTACATCAGACCAAATGGGTGGTTCAATTAAGAAAGCACAAATTGCCCACATCATTGTTTCAATTGCAAAGACATTGGAACAAAAAGAACATGGATTAGCAACACTATCATTACTTAAGTCTCGTATCGGACAAGACGGTGTTGTTTGGCAAAATTGTAAGTTCGATAATAAATTATTATTAATCGATACTGAATCACAAAATACCTTATTAGGTATGGAAGAACAAAAAGTTCAAAACAATGCGGCAAGAGCGGCGGAAATGTTAAGAAGACGACAAGAAAGAAATCAAACAGTTTAATTTTATGGAAGAAAGAATATTACAAGACAACCCCGGACGTTTTGTCCTTTTCCCTATCGAACACAACGATATATGGAAATATTATAAACAACAAGAAGCCTGTTTTTGGACAGCAGAAGAAATTGATTTGGCCCAAGACATTCAAGATTGGGATAACAAATTAAATTCTGATGAACAACATTTTGTTAAACATATTTTAGCGTTCTTCGCAGCATCAGACGGTATCGTCAATGAAAACTTGGCAATGAACTTTGTTAATGAAGTTCAATATACAGAAGCTAAAATGTTTTACGGTTTTCAAATCATGATGGAAAACATTCATAGTGAAACATACTCACTTTTGATTGATACATACATCAAAGATAAAGAAGAACAAAACAAATTATTTAATGCAATTGAAACCATACCTGCGATTGCTAAGAAAGCAGAATGGGCAATTAAATGGATTAATTCAGAATCATTTGTTGAAAGATTGATTGCATTTGCAGCGGTTGAAGGTATTTTCTTTTCAGGTTCGTTCTGTTCAATCTTTTGGTTAAAGAAACGTGGATTGATGCCGGGTTTAACTTTCTCTAATGAATTGATTTCTCGTGACGAGGGAATGCACTGTGACTTTGCTTGTCATTTATACAATAATCATATTCAAAACAAATTGAGCAACGATAGAATTAAAGAAATTATCTGTGGAGCTTTGTCTATTGAAAAAGAATTTATTCTTGAAGCACTACCTGTTCGATTGATTGGTATGAATGCGGATTTAATGTCTCAATATCTTGAGTTTGTGACTGACAGATTATTGGTGGCATTAAATGTACCTAAAGTGTACAATGTTGAAAACCCATTTGATTTCATGCAAAACATTGCATTACAAGGAAAAACAAATTTCTTTGAGAAACGTGTTGCCGAATATCAAAAGGCAGGGGTTAATAATAAAAGTAATGAAAGTATCGATGATGCTTTTAGTGGTGAAATTGATTTTTAAAAAACTATGAAAGTAAAAAAACGCGACGGCTCTCTTGAAGAAATGAGATATGATAAAATCACTAAACGAATTAGTATTTTATGTCATGACTTAAATATGGAATACATCGACCCAACATATGTAACTCTTAAGGTTACACAAGGGATATATGATGGAATTTCAACAATTGAATTAGATAACTTGGCAGCTGAGACTGCGGTTGCAATGACCACTACCCATCCTGATTATTCGAAATTGGCGGGTAGAATCTCAGTATCAAGTTTACACAAATCAACACCTAAAAAATTCTCACAGGCAATTAAGGAATTATATTCTTTTATTGAACCAAGAACAGGTAAACAATCATCATTAATAGATGAGACACTTTACAAATTTGTTTTACAAAATAGAGAGGCTATCGATAGTGCGGTGGTGATGGACAGAGATTTTGATTTTGATTATTTCGGAATCAAAACATTAGAACGTTCATATCTTTTGAAAATTGGACAACGTATTGTGGAAAGACCACAATACATGTATATGAGAGTTGCTTTAGGTATCTGTAAAGGTGATTTAGAAATGGGTTTAAGAATTTATGATGACCTATCTAAACATTTATATACACACGCAACACCAACGTTGTTTAATGCGGGTACACCAAGACCACAAATGTCATCTTGTTTCTTAATTGGTAACAAAGGTGATGATATCAATGGATTATTTAACACCATTAAAGATGTTGCAAATATTTCTAAATGGGCTGGTGGCATTGGTTTACACGTTCACGATGTGAGAGCTAAAGGTGCGTATATTAAAGGTACCGGTGGTTTATCTGATGGTTTATTGCCAATGATGAAAACATATAACGAGGTAGCTCGTTGGATTAATCAAGGAGGTAAAAGAAAAGGTTCATTTGCGATTTATTTGGAACCATGGCATGCTGATGTTCTTGAGTTTATTGACTTAAGAAAAAATCATGGTAAAGAAGAATTACGTGCTCGTGATTTATTCTTAGCTTTATGGACTCCTGACTTATTTATGAAACGTGTGGAGGAAGATGGTGATTGGACATTATTTTCACCTGATGAAGCACCGGGTTTATCTGATGTTTATGACACACCAACAGAAAAGAAATTCACTGAATTATATGAGTCTTATGAACAACAAGGTTTAGGTCGTCAAACAATAAAGGCAAGAAAATTGATGGATTCAATTTTAACTGCACAAATTGAAACCGGTACCCCTTATATGTTGTACAAAGATGCTGCTAATTATAAGTCAAATCAAAAGAATTTAGGTACAATTAAATCCTCAAATTTATGTACTGAAATTATTGAATATAGTTCACCTGAAGAACAGGCGGTTTGTAATTTGGCGTCAATTGCGTTACCAAAATATATTCAAGATGGTGAATTTAATCATGATTTATTATATGAGTCTGTTTATCAAGTTGTAAAAAATCTCAACAACGTAATTGATTTAAATTTTTATCCAACAGAAGAAACAAAACGTTCAAACTTCAGACACAGACCGGTCGGTTTAGGTGTACAAGGTTTAGCTGATGTATTTTGTTTATTAGGATTACCATTTGAATCAGAAACTGCCGATAAATTACAAACGGATATATTCGAAACCATATATTATGCTGCTTTGTGTTCATCTAACGATATTGCAAAAGAACAAGGTGCATACGAAACGATTCAAGGCTCACCAATTGAAAGAGGTATTTTTCAATATCAAATGTGGGATAAGAAAGATGAAGATTTATCAGGTCGTTGGGATTGGAAAAAATTAAGAAAGGACGTTGTTAATTATGGTGTGAGAAACTCATTATTAGTTGCACCGATGCCAACAGCGTCAACTGCACAGATTTTAGGTAATAATGAAGCATTTGAACCATTTACAACAAATCTTTATACAAGAAGAACCTTAGGTGGTGAATTCGTTGTTATTAACAAACATTTGGTTAACGATTTATTGAAATATGATTTATGGAATGAAGAAATCAAAACCAAATTGATTATGGAGAATGGTTCAGTTCAAAATATTCCTGAAATCCCTACTGAATTAAAAGAAATTTATAAGACAGTTTGGGAGATGTCACAAAAAAGAATTTTGAATATGGCGGCAAATCGTAGTATATTTATTGACCAATCTCAATCAATGAACTTGTTTGTTAGTGGTGTAACTAAAGCCAAATTATTAGCCGCACACTTACATGGATGGAAACTTGGATTAAAAACTGGTATGTATTATTTGAGAACCACCGCCGCTGTTGATGCAATTAAAGGTTTGGGTGTTGATACTTCTGTAGTGAAACCTGTTGAAACTCCAACACTTTATCAAACACCAACAAATAATTCACTAATAAGTGAACAAACACCTGAGGTTGAAATGACGATAGTGAGACCGACAGATTCCCCATTTGAATGTGAGGGATGTGGTTCATGATAAAATAACCCGTACCCTTGAGAAACTCGTATTTAAAGATAAGTAGGTTAATGTGAAATAAAAGGGTAGGAGAATAAGCATAATCCCAATTTCGGTTGGGATTTTTTTATTTATTACCATTTTGATATTGTTTATATTTATTAATATGGCAGTAAAATATGGAATTGATTTTCCTTTTAGAGATAGTGTAGAAGGTGACTTTGTAAAAATGACTAATACTCCTGAAAGAGAAATTAGAGCGAACCTAATACATTTAATTTTAACTAAAAAAGGTAGTAGATATTTTTTACCTGATTTTGGTACAAGACTTTATGAATTCATTTTTGACCAAAATGATAGTACGACGTATGATTTAATTGAGGAAGACCTTAGAGATAGTGTAAAAAAATTCATTCCCAATTTAGACTTAACAAAAATTGAAGTTGTTTCTGCGGAGGATGACCCCGATGCTGTGAGAAGTGTGAAAGATGGTGAAGATGAAAGATTATATAGAGTTTCTGATACGTCATCAAAACCATATACTGCAAGAGTAAAGATAGAATACACAATTAATAACGGGACTTTTGAAACCTCGGACTTTGTAATTATTAACATTTAAAATGGCAAAAAAAATATCATACGCAACAAGAGATTTTGCGGGTTTAAGACAAGAATTGGTAAATTTAACTAAAGAGTATTATCCTGATTTAGTTAAAAATACCAACGACGCATCAATATTCTCAGTATTGTTAGATTTAAATGCTGCGGTTGCCGATAATCTACATTTTCATATAGATAGAGTTTGGCAAGAAACTATGTTGGATTTTGCACAACAAAGACAATCATTATATCACATTGCCAAAACATATGGTATTAAAATACCCGGTAATAGACCATCAGTCGCATTGTGTGATTTTTCTATAAATGTTCCGGTTCGTGGTGATAAAGAAGATGAAAGATATTTGGGTATATTAAGAGCCGGTTGTCAAGTTTCAGGTGGAGGTCAAGTATTTGAAACCATTGAAGATATTGATTTTTCAAATCCATTTAATAGTAAAGGTGAACCAAATAGACTTAAGATACCAAACTTTGATACCAACAATACATTAATATCTTATACAATAACAAAAAGAGAGGCGGTTGCTAATGGTGTAACAAGAATTTATAGAAGAGTTATTACTGCAGTTGACCAAAAACCATTTTTTAAATTATACCTACCTGAACAAGATGTATTAGGTGTTACTTCAATTATTCACAAAGAAGGAACAAATTTTGGGGCAAATCCAACAACATCAGAATTTGAATCATCAAATAATAAGTGGTATGAGGTAAAAAGTTTAATTGATGACAAAGTATTTTTACCTGACCCATCAACAGCATCAGATAGAGATAATTTTAAAGCGGGAACCTACCTTACAGTTAAAAATAAATTCATCACAGAATATACTCCTGAAAATTATTTTTCAATAACATTTGGTTCAGGCACAGTTGACCCATTAGATAATTTAGATGAATATATGACCGGTACCATGAAAGTTAATTTGGGTACTTACTTAAATAATATGTCATTAGGTTCAATACCAAAGGCCGGTACAACTTTATTTGTAAAGTATCGAGTTGGTGGGGGTAAAGATTCGAATTTAGGTGTTGATGTTATTACAGATGTTCAAAACATTGAATTCAATATAAACGGACCTTTATCGTCAATGAATACTCAAGTTGAACAATCATTAAGAGTAACAAACATAACACCAGCAGTTGGTGGTGCGGACCAACCAACAATTGAAGAATTGAGAAATATGATTGCTTATAATTTCTCAGCACAAAATAGAGCGGTAACATTAAATGATTATAAGTCATTAATTGAAAATATGCCGGCGACTTATGGTTCTGCCGCTAAGGTAAATGTAATGGAAGAAGATAATAAAGTACGTATTAAACTTTTATCTTATGATGAGAATGGTAATTTATCAACAACGGTTTCTAACACATTAAAAACAAATATCATAAATTATCTTTCAGAATATCGTATGATTAATGATTTTATAGATATTGAGAGTGGTGAAGTTATTGACTTTAGTTTAGAAATTGATTTGGCGGTTAATAAAAATTCGTCGGCAACTGAAATTGTACAAGAAACAATTCAAGATGTAATTAATTTCTTCACCATAGAGAAGAGAAAAATGGGTGACCCATTGTTTATTGGTGATTTAATTAAGGAAATTGGAAATAATAACGGAGTGATAAATGTAATTGATGTGAGAGTTTTTAATAAAGTGGGTGGTGATTATTCATCTGCGGAAGTTTCACAGTCATATAAAAACACAACTACTAAAGAAATATTACAAAGTGATATGACAATTTATATGAAGTCTAATCAAATTTTCCAAATCAGATTTCCTAAAACTGATATTAAAGTAAGATTAAAAACTTTAGGTTCGACTACATTTTAAATAGTTTTTTATTTATAATAATTAGAAAACCGTAAGCTTTCTATTTATTATTATATGGTACAGAAGCACAGAATTTCAACTAACATAGGTAGTGACCAAAAAATCAC